ACTCACTCCTGATGGATTGAGGAAAAGAGTGCTTGATGCCCTACCTCTTTGGGAATCCTACCCAAGGTTGTTTAGGAGAGTTCTTATTTTGCTGCCGACTCATGGAGACATTGAGAGTATCGCAGAGGAATTGAAGGTAGACCCTGTAAAGCTTCAGGAGAAAATAGACAAGAGGCACACATATGCAAACCTCGTGAAGTATGTTCAGGAAAAAGGTCACTACCCAATGTGTGTTACTTCAGGAGAATACTTAAAGCACCCTAACCTTGTGGAGCAATACGCCAATGAAATGAGCGTATCTGCTGTGATTAACTTGGAAACAAATGCTGGACAATCACCAATCAACCACAAGATAGTCGATTCTGCGGGATGGTTCGCAAATATTGAATATGATACGCAAAGATATAGGCTTAATAAGCAGCGTTCTATTGACAAATACGCTCAAAAACTGGAAGCTGAACCTTTAGAAGAGGAAGTTCAAGAGCCGGAAGAAGGGTTAAAACCTTTTGTCCGAGACATTAATCCGGAGAGCTTAAATGGCACGAAAGAAACAAGTGAAGTTTCCAAGGAGACAAACTCAGAAGAGTAAGATTCTTCAATATACTCCGTCTCCATGGCAGGAAAGTTTACACAGGGCAAACGCAAAGAGGAAATGGGTATGGGCAGGACGTAGAGCAGGTAAAGGAAGAGCCGCAATTCAAGAGGCTATATCCACAATACTCGAAGCATCGAGAAGCAAATTCATTGTAGACGGGAAAGACGTTACTGATACCCTTGTCCCTGATATTCACATATGGACTGTAGCTCCAACCAAAGCCCAGATGAGGCAGGTATGGAACGAAATGAAAGCCTATATTCCAAGGTACATGTGGAAAGATTATAAGCGCGCAGGAGGAAGAGGTTCCTGCTGGCACGAAGATGAATTTTACGTAGAGCTTGAGGTAAGAGAACCAAGCGGTTTATTTCATAAAGACACCGTAAGAAGAAACGTCCTGTGGGAGCTAAGGTCTGCTGATAACCCGGAAACCTTGCAGACTGTAGGTCTTGACTTTTTGCATATTGCAGAGGCACAGGACGTCAAAAAGATTGCATGGGACAAAGTGGAGTGGGTAACTGAGTCTCCCGGCAGAATGGGAAGAGTATTTGCAGAAGGCATACCTCCAATAGCACGGTCTCATTGGTTCTCAAGGCAGTTCATGTATGCAGAGAACAATCCTTCTACTCAAAACTTAGCAGCAAGAGCCACAAGCTTTGACAATATGTATCTTACCGACCAGCAGAAACAAAACATACATGACCAGAAAAATACTACTGCTGAATGGATTTGGGAAAGAATGGTTATGGCTAAGCAACCAGATGTTGGAGGTGGTTTCTTCAGGAAAATTGATGAGGCTGCTATAGGCAGTTCCCTTTCCAGACCTAAAGAAAATCACCATTATGTTGCAGGGCTAGACCTTGGAAAGCAGGTAGACCCTACGGTTCTCATCATAAAAAATAGAATCACAAGAGAATCCGTATTCTCAATGGAGATGCTTAAGACAGACTGGGTGTTGCAAAAAGAAACTATTATTTCAGAAACAAAGCTATGGAACTGTGAAACAGTAATGATGGACTCATCGGGAATGGGAGGTGACGTGCTGTTTGACGAGCTTCTTAATTTAGGAGTTCCCGTGATAGGGAAAAAGTTTACTCCGCAGACAAAGTACCAGCTTTTCTTAAATTATGCGGTGGCTCTCCAGAACGGAACTGTCACCTTCCCTCCTGAATGGAAAAAACTTCAAATGGAACTTGATGCCATTGAGGTTCAGCAATCAGGGCTGGGGTACTCATTTAACCATCCCAACTCTCCTCACGATGACTGGGTGGACGCGGAAGTGCTTGCGCTTATGGCTTGCGACCCACCTGAGTTTGACGATGATGACTACACTCCCGTACAGTCAATAAAAACAGTTGCGCCTTTAACGCATAATGGTGTATCTTACACAGAAGGACGCTTGATGAGGTGGAGAAGAGCAAGAAAGGCAAAACAAGTACAAGAAATGCGAAAACTGACTGACATAAGCACTGCGCAGGAATCTATTTTAATGGACGCATTGGAATAATATGGTAACTAAAAGATACAGCTCGCCTAATTCAGGAGAAACCGAATCCGCAGCAGAAGAAACAATAGGTCTTCTGTCAGCACCCCCATTGTCAGAACCCGAACTTAGTGAAGCGTGGGTGCGTACACAGCTATCTCGAGGTGGAGCGGCTGCAACATTCGATAAATTTTATGATAATTGTGCTGAAGCAGATGAATTTTATCTGGGAGAGTTCGACTTTTCCGTCCCTTTGGGCGGAACTAAAGTCAACCTAGGAACATTCCACTCTATAATAGAGACCTTAGTAGCCCATGCCTCTCCCAGATTTATGGACATTGATGTACCAGCGCCCGGACCAAGGGCTCAGGCTAGAGCGGAGCTTATTGAAAAGTTTCTTAATGGAGCTCATCATATGCTCGAGCAAAGTACCCCTGTTAAAAGAGAACTAGTTAAGCATCAAGGTTTGTACGGGGTGGCATGGGTTAAGTTTGAATTTGCTGGACACAAATGGGGCGAGATGCCAGAACCTCCAGAAGAAGGAGGCAATTTTACTGAATATGAAAAGAAAGTAAGAGAAATAAGCGAGAAAAGGAAATTTGAATTTCCCATAGTATCAGAGGTAATTAACCCACAGGAGCTTGTGTGGGACACCGCTAGTACCACGCCAAGGTGGCTTATACGAAATACAGAGATTGACACAGAATGGATTTTGGCTCACTTCCCCAATTGGGACGGACCAGTATCTACAGGCAAAGTATCTTTTGCTGAAGTCTGGACATCAACTCATGTTGCTTACATGGCAGATAACAGTTGGGCAATGTCTCCTCGGAGGCATAGTTACGGAAGAATCCCTTGGATTATGTATCACCCACAAACAGGAATTAAGACTTTAGGACACAAACCTGAACATCTTTACAGAGGAATTGGTCAGGGTAACTTCAGCATGATAAAGGCTGAATCAAGACTAGCCTCTCAGTATTTAGATATTGTGTCCAGAAACGCTTGGTCATCATTAAATTTCAAAGGACCAAGAGGTATGACCGAAGAGGTTATGCAGGAATTTTCACAGGAGCCGGGAGCCAGAAACTATGTTCCACCAAACGTTGAAGTGGAACCTCAAGTTGTGGCAGAAGCTCCTCAAAGCATACTTCAGGCAATGAGTACACTGGAAAAAGCTATCGAAGCTAATACTGTTCCAGCAGTTGCAAGAGGAGAAAGACCGGCAGGAGCAGCATCTGGTTATCACACAGCAGTTCTTGCAGGTATTGCAAGCTTAAACTTTGGCGCTGTAGTTGATGCAACTGAAAGAGGATTTCAGGAAGCAAATGAAATTATTTTAAGAATTGTAGAAAACGTAGTGGGCGACACTGTGACTGTATTTGGAATGACCGAAGCAGGCAGCATGGACGCTCGCATTAGACCAAGCGATATTAAAGGACATTATGTAAGCGCAGTTCGTCTAACATCTACAAGTCCTGAAGAACAAGAACGTAAGCTTAGCTTATGGAGGGACACTTGGAGAGCAGGGTTTGTGGACTGGACGACTGCACTTAGAAAAGCTGGCGTCAGCAACCCACTTGAGGTTGTTGGAAACAGAATTGCGGAAGACTTCTTTAATCTTCCTGAGATTCAACAGGCATTTAGTGCCTTGGCTGCGCAATCTTTACCTATACTTCAACAGGCAATTACGGCAGCTCAGCAAGGGGCTGGAGGTATTGACGCAGCGGAAATGGCGCAAAATCTAATGAATACACAGGGTGGCATGCAGTTACCTAATGCAGGTAATTTTACTACCACCAACCAACCGGGACCGGGTGGACCGCAACAGGGTCCTATTAGACCTGTAATACCCGGTAGTGTAGAAGAACAAAATCAAATTGGTAGACAAATGGCAGGACCGAGGAGAGGACCGCAGCCTTCAACAGGCGGACCGGTTCCACCCGGACTTGGTAACTTGGGGGCATAATGGCATATCAAGATAAAAAAGCAATAAAAGGATTAACTCCTATAGAGGCAGGATTTGTAAAGTTTTTTGAAATGGCGGAAAAAGCATTGAAAGATGTAAACTCCACATACAAAGACGTGGAAATTCAGCAACCAAAAGGAGCGCAGGTAAACCCAAGGACTATTGACAGGAAGCCTATCAATCCATTTGAAGGAGGTT